GCCTTCACTTCCAACCGCCCGGTGGTACCTATATCAACACGTCTAGAAGGCCCCTCGCCTTTTTGCGGTGCTATTATGGGACTGTCCCACTAAACCTAGCCGTCTTCGAAACGGTGTGGGCACCGCGCCCAAAAATTACCACCTGCCCCAAGTATCTTTGAATTTTTCTTTGGGAAGCCCATTTCCTACGGCAACCAGAAGTGCTTTCGGGACAACGAGCCGACAGGCCTGGACGTAAGTGTATCTGTCCAGTTGTTCTTTGAAATTTTTGTTTTGTTTTTTTGTGTTAAAGTCAAACAACACGAGATAACAAACAACACTACCACTCAAACAAAGCACGAACAATAAAAAGGGCTGCCCTTCTCGCTACACAGGCTTTGGTTAAGTTTCTGCGTACGATGGTCAACAGCCCAGTGCTAAAAGTGAGCTTGGTTTATAGCCTCAAGCTAGGCTGCGGAAGTAGGTCAGGCCTTGGTGCTTGAAGCGCGCGCCGGAGCGCGAACCAAAGCAGCAAAGCCCGACCGGGGGTTCTCCTGGAGGCCCAAGAGCCGCGGCGTAGAAGCGGGCGTCTCCTCGACCTTCACCCAGAGTTCCTTCTTTTCTTCCTTCGTCTCTTCGCAGGCCCGCTCCAAAGAGCGTTCCAATTTCCGAATCTTGTCATGCAACTCAGTCATAGCACTCTTGCGCGGTTTCACCCAAGCACGCACGAGACGGCGCTGAACACCAGGGTGAAAGACTGTGTAAGGCAGCACTTCACACATGATGATCCAAGCCCATCCAGCGGAGGAGGTCGCAGAGGCACCAGTGCCGACAACCCACGGGCCAGTCTTGGCACAAAAAGTGGGGTCACCCGGCGCGATCAACCAGCTCAAAGCAACGCTGTTGTAAGTAGCAGTTGAAGCTGTTGTGGCGCGCGTGGTAACAATCGGAACAGAGCCGTTGCTGTGCGTTTCTGTTGGCCCAGATTGAGTGGTGCCCATGTCAGCAGTCTGCACCGTCCAGCGCAAACTCAACCAGGCTCCATTCTCTCGTGCAGGCGAACCTTCTTGAAATGTAATCGCCAAGGAATCAGTCGCAGATGGTGTAATCGTCTGCTGGAAAAACAGACCCACGTTGTCGACAGCTTGAATGACGTTGTAGCCAGTGAATCCAGCCTCATCAAAGGTGAGCGCATTCGCACCGATCGGCAAAGATAGCGGATTTGAATAATAGTCACCTGTGTTGTGGGCAATCTGGCCAGTGCAGAAAGGCGGATCGGAAATAAAAGTGTCATTCTCATCAGAAGCCACACAGCACTCAATAGTGTAGTGGCAACGCAAATCAGCCCACACAATGTCTTGCGACGCTGTGTAAGCACCGGTCGCAGCAGAACCAAGACAGTTCAGCGGACCTTGCAGCATGATGAAGAACTGACCAAAAGATGTGTTTTGCAAAGGCTCGCTGCCATCAGGGTCGTTGAAGTAATACCCGTCAAACGGGCCTTACTGCAGCGACACGTTGATTGAAAAGTGAACCCCCTTGCCGTCCTTGCTCTTGGACATCTGCATGACCTTCACATTGCTGTGAGCTTCATACTTGCTCAGGGATTTCTGATCTTCGGCAGCGGTGCCAACTGAGACGTCTGGTACGACCTCAAGAGCATTGGGTTCGTAAACACACAGAACTGTCCCACTGTTTGTATCGGCCATGTTCGAGCGGATCTCAAAGTCAAACCTGAGAACCTTCCACTTCTCGAACAGGTCCATCATCTTCTTGAGTCGCGAATTTGGGATCATCTTGAAAGGCTGGAGCTGGGTCTTGTAAATCACCTGCCCCGGTTGTTCAAGAATCTGCTGGCCACTAGAGGCCGGCCCAGTGACATGCAATGCCTCGATGTAATCAGAGCCAGACACGACAGTGCGGTCCATTCCGTTGCGTCCACCACCAGGCAGATTCATACGGTTAGGCTTCTTTTTCCCCATCTTTGGCTGAAATTTCGGCCGCTTCACAGTGGCCGCTCCTCCTTTGATCACAATCACTTCGGTTTTGGCTTTCGATTTCTTTCCACCACCTTGTTTCGGCATCGCAACAGTCAAAGATTCCTGAGATGGCTCTGGTAAACTTGAAGACGTAGCGTTGATATAGTGTGGTAAGCGTTTGCCCTTGTGCGGCTTGTAACTTGGTTTCCCAAAGTTCAAAGAATGTTTGAAACTCTTGATCTCTTGAGAAAGTGTAGCTAATGCTGCTCCTGTCAATGGCTCACTAGGTAAGCCAAATTTCAGGGGTATACGAGAGTAAACTACGTCAGCCAGGAAATATGAGTCCTGTCTTTCGCAACAACTTTGCGCGGAAACACGCGCTGTCTGCTCAAGAAACTGGAGGATAGCAAGGCCCGTGACACACCAATCAAGGAATGGGCCATAGCGCCGATGAAAGCGACGGTTCCATGCAGGACACAAAAGCGCCCACAGAACAATCACGAACAAAAGCAAACTGTCCTTCAGCGTCCGAACAAAGAAATCTTGGGTTTGGGGCCCCGGATTCTCTTCAACGCAAACTAACCGTGGTGCGGGTATGTCTGCATCTGCGGCGCGGATCATATATTGGAAATTCTGAGGAACACGCTGACTGCCACTTTCAAAGCCAGTAAAGAAGTTTTGCAACATCTCTTGTGACCAGGCCTTGTCACTATGTCCAGTGTGAACAAGAGCGGCATGAAGCTCAGCGAATTTCTCATCGTCAAAGCAGTATTCAAATTGGAGACTGAAAAGCTGATCAGCAAAGAACTGTAGCTTTTGTTTCTCTTTGTAGCACAAGTTAAATTGATGTTTGGCCCAATTGACAGCAACAGGCACAAAAGTCTCACCATGCTTCTTAAACGTGTGCGAACAAAAGACGCGCGTTGCAAGGGTTCCCACAGAAATCTCTTTGCAGGTAAAACCATACTTCGCGAGCCATTCCACATACGCTTTCGGGTCAATGTCATAAAGACGCTCCAGCGTATCGTCACCAATCGCAATCACACGATGGAGCTCTTCATCAAAGTGCCCAACGTGATCAATGCAGAACATCACTTTCAAAATCACTTGCATTCGCGAGTTGCCCGAGATAGTAATCATCGAGCCAGAGCGCACTATTCCAGGGCGCTCTTGCACCAAAATGGTGCCATCGGAAAATATCACTCGCGACATGAGAAGGGTTTCGTAACACTGCTGCAATGCATGCGTCCACAACTTATTAGGGTTGAGGCACAAGCGTTGTCGAACAGCACAATCCAAACGAATCAACCACGCAGGCGTGGAGATATCCCATCCCTTCTTGTCAACATCAGCAATTTCGTCTTTCTCAGCGTCATAAAGCGATCGATAAATGACGTGAGCTCCACCACGTCCCCAACTCATACCCACCTTTGTAGGAATGGTGCGGTGATTCGTTAGTTCGGCGGCAAGGCTAGGCCCGAAGAAATGGCGGTGCACGAGCTGGTACTCAAACGGCAACGCCCAAATCAAACGAAGTCTGCCTTCTCGGATTTTGTCCATCTTGTGAGCCTCAGGCTTCACGAACAGCCGCACAGTCGACATTGGCAATTTCTCACCTTTGTAGAGTAGCGACATCAGTCCGCAAAAAGCTTGCCGGGCCTGGTCTTTCAGCTGGGGGTTCTTGAGAAGCTGCGCGTTGGTAGACACACCGCGCCACACCCAAGGATACCCCGGAGAGGATTTCTGATCAACTTGCTTACACAACGTTTCAAATATTCCAAACAATTCACGATCACTCTGTGGTCTATCGTACAAACAAAACCATCGTGCGGTAGTGTACAACATCTCAACAGTGTCCAAAGCCCGCTTCTGGGTTATAGCGGGCGGGGCCGGTTTTTCATTGAATGTTTTCGGAACTTGATTCAGGAAGCTTGTCTTCTCTCCTCGGCTTGTGCAGTCGGGCTGGCTATACTGACCGTCGATCCTATCGAACCAACAGGCGAGTGCACCTGGCTGCTTGACCCAGGGCTGACTGGGTCTGTCGAGGCTGTTTTCCCTTGACTCACTAACCACGAAGGGTCCCACTCGAGCGCCGGGTATGA